AACCCAGCCTGTGACGGCACATCACGCAACGCTTGACGGTAGGTAGCCCACTCTGCTGGCATAGTTACGTCAGACATGCCCATCCAGTCAGTTTCAGATAGCAACTTGTCACGTTCTGCACGAACAGCCGTAGCAGCATCTGCGTCCTTGCGCGCCGTGTATGCAGCCTCTTGTTCTGCTTTGGTGTGAACCGTGCCATCTTCGTCGGTGTAGTCGGCAAACATATCACGTTCTACATACGCCTGTACCCAGTTGCCGTTTCCGTCTTGGGTGACACCATCACGCACCACTACCTTGTACTCGCCTGACGGGGCTGGTTGAGGTGCAGCCAGCACTGGGTCAACGCCCAAGAAGTCACAGGTTGCAGCATCCCATACGCGGGGCAGAGAAGTGTTGGGCATTGAGCGGCGAATTTCGCCTTGAGTTTTTACAGCACCAGTGGTGCGATTACGATATTCAGACATGGATTGATCCTTTCGTTAGTCTGTTGAAAATTATCACGGCAACGCTATTGCGTAACCCACATAGGTTCCATTAGGAAGCCCACCTGAAACTAATGTAAAACCAGAGGAGTTGGGGTCAATGTAATCTGTAGATGTGTTTTCAGTGGAATTTCCATTTAACCAAAGATATGGATCATTACCAGCGGTAATTCCTTGTGCCGATGTCCATACAAACCAATCGTTGTAACCCACACTGTCTGTTCGCTTGCACAAGACCAATGCCGCCCCGTTACTAAAGCCGCAGTCTACTGTTACATCAGAGCCAGAAATAGTTGCGCTCCAGACCTTAGAAACCCCTGCTAATGATGCAAACAAATAAGCAATATAGTAACCACCAGAACCAGCGTCATTTACATCATCATAATTTCCGACAGTAAACACCGAATTGGTTGGTTCTGTGTTGTTCCAGTAAATTGAAGATGTAACGGGTAAGTCACCAGTGTCTAAAGTTAATTTTTTTGTAGCACCTAAAGCGCTATGGTAAACAGCCCAATTTCTAGCCGCTCCTCTTATCTTCACCCAGATCATTTCTGGCACGACACCGAGGTTGTGAGGAATGGTGCGACCTGAAACGGAGTTGCCTTTGTAGGCGACCATATCAAAAAACCCGGGCGCTCTTCTCCAGTTATAAGCAATAGCAGAATAACCACTAAGACCTTGTTGGGAAACCCAGTAGTTATCAACTACTTTTGTATTGTTGTCAAACTTCCAAACGCCAGTTCCAGCCACAATATCAGAAGCGGAGTAAACACGATTTGAGGTGTTGCTTCCACGGATTCTGTCAAACACCCAGCGCCATTGGCCAGAGTTTCGCAGCGTTGTAATAGAAAAATCAACGGGCCAGTTTGTGGTTATGTTGTAATTAGACGCAGTTGTGTAAAGTGTAGTGTTGTAAACCTCAGAAGAACTTTCTACGGGCTTCATCGGTCCACGGCGGATGGCTATATAAATGTAGGTGTTACCAGATATGTTGGCCCCACTTGATCCATTAACAGCAAAACCATTTGTGGCGGGAATAATGCCGTTTTCACGGTCGGTGGCGGAATTTAAATTTGATGATAGTCGGTTAATAAGTGGATTAGCTGAACCACCAGCGGCTTCCCAATTTTGACCACGCATAATATCGCCAATTTGCCAATTTGCGATTGATGTAATGTTTTTAGTCAACACCCACTGCGGCTCGAAGCCAACGCTAATTTCATTGTAAGTCGATGTTGAACCGTTGCCGACATAACTCCCACAGCTAATAATGTTTTGCTCGCCATCTTCGCCAAAGCCCCCTGCATCGTGTGCGAATAGGTAGGCTACGTAGGTAGCACCGTTTTCGTTAATGTTATCAACGTTTCCAGCAGCTCCACTCCCAGACAAATCATTGGGCTTGAAACCTGTTGTTGTGATATATCCAATGGATTCTGCTGGAACTCCGCTTGCTCCTGCCGCAGCGGTTAAGTTCAGTCCAGATGTGCTATTGAAATATGCGTACAGCGTTGAACCTGCTGCACCACTTGTTCTGACAAATGTTGAGTAGTTTCCTGAACCAGATGTTCGCTTGATGATCAAAGCGCCAACAGTACCGCCAAGCGAATGTGCGATTGTCTGAGCAGAACCAGTCCCCGTGTACGTCACAACGTCAAAGAACTTAGGAGTTTTTCGGAATGTCCATGAGACGTAACCTTGTGCAGAAGCATTTACCAAAGACCCAGACCCAAGAGAGAACCCGTCTGAATTAAAACTTGTTATATTGCTTGTGTCGTAGGTTTGACCGCTCTGAATTGGTAAAGGAAGGTAATTATACCAATCTCTTTCCGTATCCGATAACACATGGTTACCTGTGTCTGTCCATTTTTTAATCCAAACCAACCCACTCTCGCCATCAAGGTCAATGCCGTTGGTGATCGTCTGCGTGGAGCCGTTGCCGGTGTGCAAATAAGTGCTGAAGACATCTTCAACATACAGCTTATCCCCACCTAACGCACCGGCTGCTGCTTGGACTACATCGCGTACTGACATATCTTTTCCTTAAGCCATTGCCTGACCAAGTACAAACCCGCGCCACGTTGTGCCGCCGTCGTAGGTGAAGAACGCCAGCGTATCAACACCGCTTGCCGTCAAAGTTGGAGCAGTAGCAGCATTCCAAGTGACGCCCGAAAAGAACGTCAGCGCAGCAGAGCCGCCGTTGGTAATGTCAATCACAAAAGCAGCAACCGACCCACTAGATGCCACGTTGCTAACCGTCAGCGTCTGTGCGCCCGACAAGGTGTAGGTAAAGTAGTTGCCAGCAGACAGGTCAATGTCGTTAGCGCCCATCGCCACCTTGGTTTCTTTAACACCCGTCAGCGTTGGCTGTGATGTTGGCGCAACTCCTGTCAGCGTGTTTGATGCGTAAGCGATGGTCTTATTGGTCAGCGTAGTTGTACTTGAAGCAGTAACTACGTTTGTTGGTGTGATGATTCCTGATAGCGTTGTCATTTAATTTGCTCCTTACGCAATCGCTAAAAATATGTATGTGCCTCCGCTGGCGTTTAGCGCAGCAGGTGCAGATGATGTCACCGTGAAGCCTGAAGCTAGTGGGTCGATGTAGTCAGTGCCGGTCACTTCAGCCGCTGCGCTGTTTAGTAACAGATACGGGTCATTACCAGCCACAATGCCCCGTGCGCTATCCCATACATACCAATCACCAGCGGAGTCAGTACGCTTAACTAGGACAAACCTAGCGCCCGTGGTGAAGCCACAATCTACGTTAATGTCAGCGGCTGTGCCTGTGTAACTACCGACTTTGGATACGCCTGCTACTGTGGCAAAGAGGTAGGCGATGTAGTTGTAACTAGAGTTATTTATTTCGCTTGCGCCATTCAACAAAGTAAAGGTGGTACTACCAAAAGCAGTTATGTTCCCATACGCCGCAAACCCATTAGAGTTTGAAAGAGCACCTTCATTAGGCGCTGTACTAGATAGTGCTACTACCCATTTAGCTCCACCACCGGATAGAGTTCTATTTTTTAAAATAATCAACTCAGGCGCAACCCCAAGGTTATGGTTTACGGCTCGTCCTAGTGTTGAATCACCCGTATAAGCCACCATATCAAAGAAACCGGGGGCACGGCGGAAGGCTCCAGCGCCATATGTATACCCGCTATTGTTGTAGCTTGCGTCAGCAATGCCTAAAGTCCACCCCAGCGAACCATACTCAGTTACATAATATCCAGTTGCAACGCCTTCAGAACCAGTGTCGTTTGTATTTAATCCTCTACCCGTCCCGCGCAAACGATCCATGAACTTGTTATCAGTTCCGTTGCTTCGGCTCTTTGTCCAGATCAAATCAGGCGCAAAGTTTGGGTTTGTGAATGAACGACTTGATGCTCCGTCGCCTGTATAAGCAACCGGACTAAACACCTCAGTCCCACTCTCAGGAGTCTTCATCGGTCCACGGCGGATGGCTATGTAGATGTAGGTCTGACCGCTTCTGTTAAATTTACCGTCATTTCCAACAGCATAGAATCCCTGTGAAGCAACAGCAATACCATATAAGCTGGGTGAAACCTCAGCCGAACTAAGATCAGGTCTTAAATATGCAGATACCGCACCCTCATTTGGAGTAGACCCACGCATATTGTCAACTAAATACCAGTTTTCAGGTTCACTTGGGCTTATACCTGCGTTTTTTACTAAAACCCATTGTGGTTCCCATCCTAAATTTACAAAATTAGTTATTGAGTTAGAACCATTTCCAGTGTAACTCCCACAGCTAATAATGCTTTGGTCGCCGTCGTCGCCAAAGCCCCCTGCATCGTGGGCGAAGAGATATGCAACGTAGGTTGAACCACTGGCGTTAACCACTTGGTTCGTACCTACTGTAAATTCTGTTTCTGTTGGGGTTGTATTATTCCAAAATGTTGAAGATGTTTGCTGTTGTGCCGTTGAATTCAAAAGTAAATAGTCGGTATTTGGTAAACTACGGTGGTAAACCCCCCAGTTTGATACATTATTTACACGCTTAACAATAATACACCCCGGCACACTGCCAAGGTTATGTGCCACGGTACGCCCAGCAACACCATTCCCCGTGTAGGTCACCACATCAAAGAACTTTGGAGCCTTGCGCCACGTCCATGAGGCGATGGGATAGCCAGAACCATTATCTGTATAAGTAAAACCATCAGATAAAAAACTTGAGGGGGCATTATTCCCATTAGTTACTTCAGAAGACGTACTGTTAGCTTTTAAAACTTTTAGTGCGCCACGGTCTGTATCAACCAACATATGGTCATTTGTAATACTACGCCACTTAGTCCACACCATCCCGCCTTCACCAGCAAGGTCAATGCCGTTGGTAATAGTGTTTGCAGAGTTTGTGCCTGTCCATAAATAGGTGCTAAAGACATCTTCAACATACAGCTTGTCCCCACCAACACCAGCGGCGGCTTGCATCGTTGCTATTAAATCTGCCATGTCAGTTCTTTACTGTGGGTTACTTAATATCAAGACCAACGACAAAACCAAAGTACGTTGTCCCGCCATCTCTCGTTGTAAATACAAGCTGATCTACGCCAGCGGCTGTCAACGTAGGTGCAGTGCCGCCTACCCAGTCTACAGAGGCAGGCCAAGTAATAGCAAACGCACCACCGTTAGTCAACTCAAGCACAAAACCACAAAAATCACCTGACGCAACAGGATTACTAAACGTAAACGTACAAGCCTGATCCAACGTAGCAGAGAAAAAGTTGCCCGTGTCGAAGTCAATGGTGCGAGTAGCGCCTGTGTTGCCAATTGCTACACCTTCAATAGCATAATCTTGTAGCGTCTTGTTGGTCAGCGTCTGCGTGCCAGTTAGAGTAACAGCCGTACCGCCGTTGCCGCCAACTTGCGCGTATACATTCCAGTCCGACCCGTCATAAACAAGCTGGACAGAAGCCCCGCCAATATCACAAACAAGGTCTTCGGCGGCACCTGATATGGTCTCACCGTTACGCCCAACGGTTAAATTGTTCGTCGCCCAGTCACCAGTAGGATCAGCAACAACCACTTGATCGCCAGACGCTGGACTAGCCGGGAGAGTTACCGTAAACGCGCCGCCAGAGGTATTTGCCAGCACACCCTCGTTATTCTGGGTCGTATAGGTAGTCGTCTTAACTACATAATCAATACCGCCCGGTGCCGGTGCAGCCGATGTCCATGTCGTGCCATTAGACGTAAGAATATTGCCCGAAGTGCCGGGTGAAGTAAGCCCCGTACCACCAGAAGAATATGCCAACGCAGTGCTAAGAGTCAGTGCGGGGATGTGCGTTACCTGAGACACCACGTTCGTGCCGTCTGCATAGACCAGCACGGATTCGCCATTAGGCACCGTCACCCCAGTGCCAGCAGAGGTCTTGACTACAATACTCTGGCTACCCGTCGTATTGTTCTGCACCACATACGGCTTCTGAACCGTAGGCACAATCAAGTTGCGCGTGGCCGTTAGGCTTACGCTAGATGTTACATTAAGTACTAAATTACGAGCAACCTGCGTGGCGTTTGAGTCGCTTAGCGTCAGCGTCAGGTCAGCGTCTGATGTGAAATCAGGGTTACCGTAGCCCACAATGGACTGTTCTAGCGCCGTGCCGAGGTTGGTATTAGTGGTCGTGCCCCAAGTCCCTGACTGCTCACCGGTAGCAATCAGCTCAATCTTGAGGTTAGTTGAGTATGTTGAGGCCATAATCTGTCCTTATTCCGTGTTTATGCCGCGATTAGCAGCCAATTTGGATCCTGTTCAGTGTTAACAAGCCCCCAAACTAGGGGTTCCCGGGTCAAAGCTGTGGCGCTCACACCCGTCAAATATACATTAGAATCAGCCGTAACGCTAGCTGAACCTAGAGCTGTAACACCTTGTACCCCAGTTACCGGGACACTGTTTACGGTTCTAGTAGTCGCAGTACCTAATGCTGCTGTAGCCGAGACACCTGTCAGCGTTACATTTGCCGCTCCAATTGCAACCGTCGTACCAAGAGCCGTGGTGCCCTGCACCCCAGTAACAGATATGTTCTGTTGCGTAGAGAATGATACGGTACCAACCGCACCGGTGGACAAGACCCCAGTAACAGATATGTTCTGTTCTGTAGAAGTTGACGCGGTGCCTAAAGCGGCTGTAGCGGAGACCCCAGTAACAGATATGTTCTGTTGCGTAGAGAATGATACGGTACCAACCGCACCGGTGGACGAGACCCCCGTGACTTCAACTGGGATAGGCTCACCCCATGCGCCACTTGACCAAGTGTCTCGGCCCCACCCGGTGAGGGTAGCCATAGCTGCTCCCTGTTAGGCTATACGGATGATGGCGTTAGATGCATCCGATACTGGGAAAATCACAGTAAAATCACCAGCAGTCGAGGTCTTGTCGCCACCAAAATCCAGAATTGCCACGGCAGGGTTGGTATACGTATGCGCCGGAGTCGTGTTGTAAATCATAGCCCCACGAGCAGTAATCGTTGCGGTAGACCATGTTTCATCAGCAAAATCGGTGATCGCAGTCGTACCAGAAGTGCCCGGGTTGACATTAGTCAGCGCCTGACCGCCAGCCACGTAGCCCGTACCGGAGGTCTCATTGGTAGCCGTATAAGCCGTGGTCGTAGCATCAAGTGTCGCTGACGAGGTGTACAGCGCCATGTAAAAAGTATCGCCGGAAGTACGGAAATCATGTACACCCTCCAATAGCTGCTGCTTGAAAGATGTGCACATTGCCTGAGTAATTGCCATGATTGGCTCCTTAGTTTAGAAGGTTAATCAACTCGGGATGACCCGATTCACGTAATCTGTTAGCAATCGTAGTCCTGTCGGATTTGATTGCTTCCTTCATGTAATACACCAGCACACTGCGAATCTTTGCTCGAAACGCCAGCGCTTGGTCTCTAACCGCCGGATGGGACTCATCCCCAACAGAAATTATCTTGTCCAGAGCACGCTCAGCCACCTCTTCTGGGGTAAAGCCTCGACCACTTGTAGCCTCAACTCGTACACCCGTAAGGAGTGCGGGGGTTTGAACACCTAGATTCATCATGTAACTTGCACCCTAGCTTGACCTGAACGATAGGCATCTTGACGCTCCAGCCCATCACCCAGACGTTTAGCCAATTGAAGCGCCTCGTTGTACTTGCCGTTGTATAGCTGTAGCATGTCGGGCTCACCCTTCATAAAGGTGTATGCCTCAACCAAAGAGCCGTACAGCAACACAGGATCAAAGTTGTCCCCAAGCCACGATGTGCCAGAAGCCGCAGTTGTAATGGACTCTGGGTAGTAGAAATAGTGCAACTCAATGTTGTAGTCGGCGTCGGGTGTAGGCCCCAAAATAAACGTCAGCTCCGTCTGTACAGTAGACCTAGGCCCAAACAAAGCATAGTGTTTTGGCGTCCCCGTAGAAGAAGGTGTTGGATACGCTTCGCGTATAAAGTTTACGTCCTTGTTTAGTAGGAATGTAAACTCGCCACTATCGGCTATTACGGCCATCGAGTACGCGGACAGAAAATCAATCGGACAAGCTAAGTAGGAAATGCCACTCGTTGTCGTCCCGGTCACGTTTTTGCGTAACGATGGGAACTGAATAGAGTTAAAAATCCGCTGCTCAGCCTGCTCAACAAACGTAGCAAGGTCGGCTGCACTAAAGCTATTCTCAGTGTAGTCTTGGATCGCAGTGGTTAACTCAGAGTAGTTCATTACATTACCCCGCCGCCAGCTTCAGGGACGGATGTCGCCCAAATCCTAACGTGTTGCTTCGGTTGCCAAGGCTGGCCGCAGTTTGTGCAGTTCCCTGTAGCAGCCTCTACATCGCTAACTGGGTCGTTGCAGTTGCTACACAACACCTCAATCTCGTGTCGTGGCTCAATAGCACCGGACGCCAATGCCCGAGCTTCTACAACTTTTTTCATGCCATAGGCCCCCGGGCCATCGTACCTTTGGTCGCCGCACCGGTACCACGAATCTTTACGCCGGTGGTTTTAACTCCGGTTTCGGGGTACCCAGCCGTTTTAGGTACAGGTACAGGTTTTGGTTGCTGGTATTTATTTAGGCAAGCGGTTTTATTCATACTAACTCCTTACGATACGGTCACCGTAACAGTGCCAACTGTACACGAAGATTGCACTCCAAGCAATGGATTCCAACCCCATTGAATACCTCTAGACGCTGTCGGCGCTCCTGTGTATTCAAACGAACGATCTGGACGCGGATTCATAACTGCCTGCGGATCAACCACAGGGTATTTACCAACTTTGTATTGCGGATGATCCGGTTCCCAGCATTGAGGACATACCTGAAGATTGGTAGGTGCTTCGTTTACCACCAACTCTTTAAGTACCTTACGCTTGTACTTAAACCCACACCTATCGCAGTCGGCGAGAGTGTGTTTACCCTGAGCGTATTTAGAAGACATCAGCGTTTACCCTATAGTCATGTACCGTGGTACAAGTTGGAACGTAGCTTTTTCTCTGTCTTCAGTAGCAGCAAGCTCCCATGCTTCGTCATACTGCTGTTTCAGTAAGCCAATACGTTCAAGCCCGTTTGGAAGTTTCAACGCTAAGTAATACGCCAAACCGGCCGTTAAGCAGTTAAGGAACCTAAAAGGCACATCCATCGTGTTGACACCGTTACCCGCGTCTTGGATACGGCGTAAGCGCCAGTACACCAGAGTATAAGTTTGGGCAGAGTCAGGCACAGGCCACAAGTTAATTGACGGGGCGCTCGTCTGGCGGTCAATGTATATCTGTACCGGACGACCAGTAGTTAGTTTGTTTGGGATGCTAGAGTAGGTAGAAACACTAATACGTGAAACACTTAGATCCGCTTGATTTGCCGCAGACCCCGCATCCGTGCGAATTACATGCTCTAGAAGATCAACCGTGTCAGCCGGTAGGGTGTACGTGCCAACACCGGCAGTAAGTACCTGAGACCCTTGCTCAACTGTCCAAAGATTGATACCCCGGTTAGCCCAGTCGGTGAACATGAGGTTAAGGCTACGGCGGGCCGTACGCAGGTCATACCCACTACGCAACTCGCTACCCGCGCGTTCAAACGCCTCCTCGACCAACTCGGTCAAGTCCATGTTGAATGTTGCGGTGCCTGATGTAGCCATTATTTACCTCTGTTCCTATGCGGAGCCACCTTCTTAGCTATTCTTTTGGGCTGTTGGACGAATTGCTGCCCAGCAGCTTTGCCTTTGCGTTTTGCACGTGTTGTAGCAGCGTACTCCGCAGGGCTGAGAGCTTTGATAGCAGACTCTGGAAGGTATCTTTCACCTGTTTCAGAAGATTTTTTACCACTCTTGGTTCTCCACTTCTGTGCCGTCCAAGCCTTTAAAGACTGCTGCGGTTTTTTCACTTTTTCATTTTCCGCAAAGTCTGGGCTAAACGAGCACGTTGACCCATCTTACCCGGGGCTTGCGCCGCTTTGGCAAGTTTTTTTGCTGGGATTTTTTCACCAGCTTTAACACCCATAGCTTCTTTCAACGCTCCGGGTTTCTTAATTGCGCTTTGAATCCACTTACCGCTCTTAGCGGTAACTTCTTTTTTCGTCTTGCTAAGTTTCTCAAAGTCCCTCAGCATGTCTAAAGCAGATGTATCTTTCGACGTACTCCCTCTAGAGCTAGGCACTCTTAAGCGGGCGGCGGAATACGGAACTTTGGGCTCAGGGATAATGTCTTTTACGCTAACGCCTTTTTTAACGCCTGCGGGGGATTTATATTCAGCCACGATAGCCACCGCCTTTCTCTTTGTATTTCTTAGCAAGCAACTGCGCCTTACGGGCTGACCATTGACCAGCAGCGGTGCCTTGGACGGCTCGCCCTTTAATAGACTCAAACAGTTGCTTACGCATACTGGGTTTGGTGTAGTTGCCAGCAGCGTTTACTTTTGACTTGACCTTACCACCTTTTTTGGCCTCTAAGACTTTATCGTTTTTGTCTTCAGGGGGGTAATACGGCATCTTCCGTTGACCCTTCGGTGGGACATAACGCCACTCATCATCGCGGTGCCCTTCGGGGCCACTTTTTTCGGTAGTCTTTACCCGGCCTTTATTGCTAAAGGCAACAGGCTTCATAGCCCGACCCATACCGCGACAATTCATCATGTCAGCACATCCTTCCTTTGGTCT